GCCTGATCAGCCAGTGTTTAGAACTTTTAAACTTTCGCAACTATTAGAAAAACCTGAAGATCATTTAAAAGAAAATATGTATTGTCGTGTAACTATTGACGTACAGATTACTTTCGAAGAAGCAAACTTTATTAAAGAACAATTTATACCACAGTTTAAACTTCGTGAACTTATGTTGATTCCAGAGAAAGTAGAAATTGAAAGCAATATCGATCCTATTGATGTTTCATTTGAAAGTGTTGATACGATTGTATTAAACCAGATTGAACAATTAGACGGCGAAACGTATGACAGACGCATGCTTACGGAGATTTATCGAGACCTATGATAAGAATTAAAAACATCACAGTTAAAAACTTTATGAGTGTGGGTAATCAAACTCAAGCAATTGATTTTGACAAAGGAGAACTTACACTTGTGCTAGGTGAAAACCTAGACTTAGGCGGTGACGGTAGCGGTTCCAGAAACGGCACTGGTAAAACCACTATCGTCAACGCACTAAGTTATGCAATCTATGGCAATGCCCTTACAAATATTAAGAGAGACAATCTTATCAACAAGATTAACGGCAAGGGCATGTTGGTTACTATCGAATTTGAGAAAGATAATATACAATATAGCATACAGAGAGGCAGAAAGCCTAATACTTTAAAGTTTACTGTTAATGGTACTGAACAAGAACCAACAGATACTGACGAAGCACAAGGTGATAGTAGAGAAACACAGAAAGATATCGAAGCATTATTTGGTATGAGCCATGACATGTTCAAGCATATACTTGCATTGAACACGTACACAGAGCCTTTCCTATCAATGAAGAACAACGATCAACGTGCTGTTATTGAACAACTGCTTGGTATTACAATGCTTTCTGAGAAAGCAGAAATACTTAAAGACAAAATGAAAACTAATAGAGATGGTATTAGTACAGAGAGTACAAGAATAGAAACAGTAAAAGCAAGTAATGAAAGAATTGAAGAAAATATTCAAAGCCTTGAACGCAAACAGCGTATGTGGGAAGATACAAAACAACAGAATATAAAATCATTAAATGCAAGTATTGCAGCACTTGAAAAAATTGATATTGAATCAGAGATTGAAGCACACAAATGTTGGGAGCGTTTTAACGATAGAAAGCGTTCGCTTGATGAAGCACAGCGTTGGATGGCATCTATTACTGCGGATACTGAGAAGCAAGAAAAAACAATTACAAAACTAGATAAAGAAGTTGCAGCACTTAAGGATCACAAGTGTTATGCTTGTGGGCAAGAACTACATGATAGTAAACAAGATGAAATCCTTAAAGGAAAAGAAGAACTATTGCAAGAAGCAGCACAACAAATACTAACAAACGAAACACAATATCAAGAACACGCAAAGGTTATTGCTGATATAGGTGAACTAGAAAGTTGCCCTGCGACACAATATGATAGTGTTGAAGAAGCATACAATCATCGTAACACAGTTGAAAGTTTACAAAAAGAACTAGAACAAAAGGAAACAGATGAAAATCCATATCTTGAACAGATCGATGATTTAAAAGAAACTGCAATACAAGAAGTTAGTTTTGATAAACTAAATGATCTTACAAAAGAAAAAGATCATATGGACTTCTTGTACAAACTGCTTACTAATAAAGATAGTTTTGTTCGTAAAAAGATTATTGAACAGAACTTAGCATATCTAAATCAACGTTTAACATACTACTTGTCTAAAGTAGGATTACCGCATATTGTTGAATTTCAGAACGATTTAACAGTGGTTATTACACAACTAGGACAGGACTTAGACTTCGATAACCTCAGTAGAGGAGAACGAAATAGACTCATATTAAGTCTAAGTTGGGCATTTAGAGATGTATGGGAATCTTTATATCACGGTATCAATCTATTGTTTATTGATGAACTTGTAGATAGTGGTATGGATAGTGCTGGAGTTGAAAGCAGTATTAGTATTCTTAAGAAAATGACACGTGAACGTAATAAGAATGTATTCTTAATCTCGCACAGAGATGATTTAGCAGGGCGTGTTAATCATGTATTGAAAGTTATTAAGGAGAATGGGTTTACTTCATATTCAAACGATATTGAAATAGTCCAATAATATTATGGCAACTGACAGTCACGACAAAATGATTGAAGCGTTCCAGAACTATTTTAAATGGCAGGAACGTTTTGAATATCATGGAAGTGATGAAGCCGGCATTAAGTCTCGCTTTTGGTTGTCAGAGATACGTAACTTTGCAAGTGTAAGGCGTAAAGAAATACAAGATAAAAGGCAAGAAAGAAAAGAATCCAGAAAGGGCATGGTTGGTCGACCTTCGAAAGTAAGTAAGACTGATGGAGAAACTTAGTTGGACATTTGAAGGCAAAGAAATAGAAAATATTCCAGATGAATATGAAGGCTTTGTATATCTCATTACCAACAAGACTAATAATAAAAAGTACATAGGCAAAAAACTAGCCAAATTTAAAACTACTAAGCCACCACTTAAAGGCAAGAAAAACAAAAGACGCGGATATAAAGAAAGCGATTGGCAAGATTACTGGGGATCTAGTGATAAACTCAATGCTGATGTTGAAGCACTAGGCCCACAAAACTTTACAAGAGAAATACTTTACATGTGTCATGGCAGGGGAGAAATGTCCTACCTTGAAGCACGAGAGCAGTTTGACTGTAGAGTACTAGAATCAGACGAATACTACAATGGCATAATCAACGTAAGAGTAGGCGGTTCAGACAAATTGCGCAAGGCACTTCTAGAAAGACATATCAAAAATAGGCCAATTATAGCAACATAGTTTAATCGGGGCTGCTCGATTCATCTTGAGGTCATGCTATTCGTGTGATCAGATACTGGTGCGTTGCAAGGACAATACTAACTTAGGTATAAAAGATTGTGGCTCTGAGAAAAAGCAACCACAGAGTAAGTGATTTCGACTGTTTGGGATTAACTGCTTTCCGCGTATTATGCGAATGCTGAAGTAGGGGGTATGCGGTACGCCGCCTCCGTACATACTATATGTAATCTTCTTAAACAGGGTGGTGATGCTAACTCACATGAAGCTCAACAACACATTCGCCCGGCAACGGGCGAATTGTGGCTCTACTATCTACATGATGCTAACAAAATTACTTCGTAATTGTTGTAATCATATATATAATATGTAAGAAGAAAAAAATGCATTGAGCTTTAGCGAAAATGCATAAGATCTTTAGATCTTACTTACAATGTAATTGAATAAATAACATTACATAACAGTTATGGACAGGAATCAATGCGTTTAAACGAAATTCTGATTGAACAACAAGTGGACGAAGCACCTAAGGGCTTTCTAAGTCGACAACTTAGTAAAGCAAAGTCCTTAGTTCCGGGTCAAACTGGCAGAAAGGCTAAAGGTGATCTTGAAGTTGGAAAGGAAGCAAACTGGTTAATAAAACAGTTTGATACGTTTATAGGAAAAATAAACAAAAAACCATCTCCACAAGTAGTAATCGATTTCTTAAGAAAAAACAATTATCCTACAGGTGACGCTGAACAGGAAATGACCAAAGTAACTACAGGTCAAAAAGTCGGCGGAGTTGCTGGCGCAGTTGCTAAAGGCACTGCAAAAGCAGTTGGAGCAGTAGGCAAAGGCATAGCAGATGTTGCTAAAGGTGCTGCAGGTGGTGTTCAAAAAGGTTTAGAAAAAATTAATCAAGTTAATCCTAATGATGCACAGAAACAAACTGATGCAGATCCTAAGGCAGCAACAACTGATCCTAAAGTTGCAGATCCAAATACAGAAAAACAACCTGAAGAAAATCCAGATAACAATATAACAATTAAAGGTGGTAAGAAAATTGTGCCACCTAGCCAGAACAACAAGCAAGTAGTTAATCAATCTATTGATTGGAGTGATGCAGAGTTTATATTTGAAGATGGTGCAGTTACATTGTCAAGGGGACAACTAGATAATATTTTTATGGCAGCAGTTAGACAGGCTGTTGCACGTGACGAAGGTGGGCAAGCAGATACAGGAACAGGCGTTGCTCCTGCTAATGCACAACAAGGTGGAATCCGAGGCGCTGCACAAGGCGTAGCAGATAAATTTCAAAAGCCTGGTTCAAGTTTACCACCTGAACTGCAAGCAAAATTAGAAATGCTTCCTGCTAGAGACAGACAACAACTATTGAAGATGCTATAACATGAGATTAGAACAGTTACAAAAAAAATATATTACTGAAGGATGGAATAATCCTGAAATGCTTTTATTAGAACAAAAGGTAATTAATCCTTTTGTAAGCAATGTAGAACGTATTGTTCTTGAAGCAGAATTAACAGCAGACCAAATTAAACAGGTATTTGCAAATGTAGAACAAAGTGCAACTGATGCAGGATCAAACAGAACAGCAATAGGTAAAGGCACAGATGCTGTTAAAAATACAGCCGTTGCAATTAATCAACAAATTGATAAACTTGGTGCTGCGATTCAAAAAGCAGGTCCTGTACAAAACATAGACGCTAAGTTTAAAGAATTAAAAGCAAAGATAGGCGACAAAGATTCTAAAGTAGTAGGTGCTGTAAAAGCAGTAAGCGACTGGGCAAAAGAAAATCCAGGCAAGGCAAGTGTTGCTGTTGCTATTCTTACTTCGGCCGCTGCACTAGCAGCCGGACCATTAGGCGGTTTAGTAGGCGGTTTCCTTGCTCGAGCAACTAAAGACGTATTACAAGGCAAAGAACTTTCTACAGCAGTTGGTAAGTCAATTAAAACTGGTGCTATTGGTGCTCTTGCTGGTGGCGCAATTGAAATGATTGGTGACCTAGTAGATCCAGAAATTGCACAGCAACTTATAGCAAGTGACGGACAATCAATTGATGTAAGCGGGCTAGAAGGAATGGCAGTTACAAAAATTGCAAATCTTCCTGTAGATGCAGCAGAGGATATGCTTAAGGCACAAAACGCATTAGAAACAGCACTTAAAAATGTAACTGGTGCTGAACAAGAAATATTCCAAGCAGAATTTGAAGAACTCAGTAATAAAATTAACGAATTAGGTGGCAGAGAAGCACTTGCTGATCACGCAGGCCTAGAAGGTCAAGACTTATCAACAAGTACAACAACTTCGACAGATGTAAGTGTTGATAAAACAGAATTACCAGGCGATGATGGTCAATACGGCGATCAAGATGCAGGCAGCGACGGTGGCGCTGTAGACAGTTCAACTGTTGAAACTGTTCCAGGACAAACTATCGAAGCAGACACGCTTAAAGAAGCAGGTATCAACTTTGATACTGAACCAAATATTTCACCTGAAGTAAAGGCATGGGCTGAATCAAAAGGTATAGATGCTGACGAATTGCAAAAAATGTTCCAAATGGAAAAAGCAATGAAAGATGCACAATTTATGGGAACAACTATTTCAGCAAATGAATCTAGTGCAATTGCTTGGGCAGGCGATGATGTTCCTGCATTAGGAACAACAACTTTGCCAGATGGTACAGAAATTCAAGTAGGCGACAGATTTAGTTCACAAGTAAGCACAAGTGTAGGCGGTATTGAACCACCTATTAACTTTAATGCTGACGTTAGTATCCAAGGTGTTGATGCGAATGGAGATCCTGTGTTTGTTGTAAAATCTGTACAAACTATGCCAAGTCACCCTGTATGGGATAATATTGAGAGCGCAAACTTATCAGAAGAAGATAGCACGCAGTTGTTTGACTTCTTAGATCAATATTCAGGCACTGCAATGGATTCTAAAGCAGGAGTCGAAACACTAGTTGATACATTCAAACAGGATGTTGCCAAGTCAATTGGTGCAGCAGCAGTTGCAGTAGCAATGAGTGTAGCATTACAAGATAAAAAAGTTGTAGCAAAAGGCGAAGGCGAAGGCGGAGATGCAGCCGCAAAAGAAGAATCAATAAATTACAAAGTGAAAAAACTAAGTGAAGGACAGATTTACATGCTGTTCAATAGAGTTGAAACTGTAAACACACATATGCTAGAAAACAAAATAATGTTTGAAAGTGTGTTTGATGCAGTATCACATTTTCATAGACAGAATTTAAATGAAGGTCCTATGGATTCAATTAAAGGCGCAGCAAGTAAAGTAGGTGGCGCTCTTAAAACAGGAGCCAAAGTAGTAGGTGGCGCAATCAGTGGAGCAGCAAAACAAGTTACTACAAAAGTAACAGCAGAAAAATTAATGACTGCTTGGAAGAAAGCAGACTCACCAACTGACAGTGCGGCAGTTTACGATGTAATTAAAGGACTAGGTGTTGCAGACGATGTTATTAAAGGCACTTATGATTCCATGAAGATTGAAGTTCCTGGAACAACTGATGCACCAGACGCAGACAAAGATGCTGATGCAGCAGATCAATCAACTGATGACCCGAACGCAACAACAGCAGGCGATGCAGGCGATCAAGCAACAGATGCACCAGCAGATGCACCAGCAGATGGAGCAGAAGCAGAAACAGGGGATACTGCTACATCTAGTACCGATCCAGCAACAGGTAACGCTACATTAAGTAAAGATGAAAGATATGTTTTACAAAAAAATGCAAATGATGAAACTAAAGTAGATATTATTGATAAGCAAACTAGTAAGCCTGTTAAAGATGGTGTTGCTCTTGATCCTGAAAAAGCAGAACCTATGAGCGATAACATGAATAAAGAAGCAGGTGCATTTACACCAAAAGGTGAAAGATACACAATGCAACCAAGTGCTGCAGATCCTAAGAAATTTGATGTTGTAGATGCCCAAACTGATAAACCTATCAAAGGTGGAGCAAATATTGAACCAGGAGCAGCAGAAGAACTAAGTGATAAAATGAATGCTCAAACGTCAACTTCTACAGCAACTGACACTACAGCAACTGATACTACAACAACTGATAAACCAGCAGCAGATGGTGCCACAGACGCGGATACAGCGTCAACAAGCGGTGATCAAGGTGCAGATGCAACAACTACAGCAACTGATCCAGTAGACGCAAATAACGATGGTTTAGACGATAATACAGGAAATCCTGTCGCCCAAAACAGAGGTGGTGGACAAGGAAAAGATACAGCAGCGCCTGGAGGTATTCCAGCAAATATAAATGATTTGGCTGCACAAAT